CTCGCCAAGAGCACCTTCGTAGCCAATGTGAAGATCGGTAGCAGCACCATTGTAGTCCGAACCAGTCCAACCAGCATTGGTTTCGACGTTAACATAGGGACCAGCAACAGCGGCACCAGCGAAAAGGGGAGCAGCAGCAAGGGCTGCGAAAGCGGATTTGATCATTTGTTTAAACCTCGTAAATTTACTTGTGGAATTTCACCCACAGATGAAGGGGGATTCGACGTTTCCCCGCGTGTGTATTATAACATAACCAGGCAGCGAGTAATTGAGGCTTTCAGGTTTGTTACAGTTCGTGAAGCAATTGCCTCCCGAACACTTATTTATAATAACAGAAGACTAGGGTCTTGTCAAGCAGTTTCTTTCTTTTGGATTATGTATGCCCTACCATGCTCATCAAATCCATCAATGTCGATGTAATGAGGTTCTCCAGTGAAGTTATCAACAGGAGATACGAGAAGATAAGGACCAGGAACTCTATCATCATTTGGATGATAAGTCCTCCAGTTTGTTGGATGGAAATGAATTGTAACTACTTTCTTTCCAGGATTTCTACAGGTATAACCAAGTTCCCTCATGTGATAAGTAATCTTATTATCACATCCAGGCTTACCCATTGTGTAATTCATTTTTTCAGAAACAGCAATCGGTGCCTTAAAAATCCAAGAGTCTTGTGATGCTGGATTCTCATAAGGTTCAATTTCCCAATTCTTTCCATCAGGACTAGAAATTTCCCAACGACTTAATGCATAGAAAGTTTTATCCATGTTGATACTCTTAAAGTATCTGAGAGTATCATCGAAGATAATATCTGCATTTGCAATCACACAAATTTCTCCCTTCAAGTTCTCATTACAAAACTTGAAAAGAGATTCATAAGTAGGTCTATCTTTACTTATTATCTTCTTAATTTTTGGTGATTCAAAATTGAGTTCAGTATCTTCTTCCATAAAAAGATACACATTCTCAATTAAATCATTTCCGAGATTTTGATGAAGACAATACAAGTATTCACCGTTCCTCATGTGATTTGAGGAATTGAAATATTCTAATAGTAAATTCATTTTAATTGCCCTTTATTATTCTACAAGAATCTTCTTCAAAATGTTGTGTAGAAAATTCAAATAATTCAGTATCTTCCACTGCAAACATTTGATGGCGAAGTCCTATAGGAACTTCAAATTTATCTCCCTTATTTAAAAAGATATAGTTTGCATCTTCTAAAGAATCGCCAAAAGAGTAAAACAACTTTATAGATCCAGACTGAACATAAAAAGTTTCTCTTTTAATTTTATGATAGTGCCAAGAACATTTCATTCCTTTAACAATGAAAAGTATTTTTCCACAATAATCTTCATTGTTAACAATCCACTTTTCATATCCCCACCCTTTGGATACAAAATTATTCAAAGAAGTTTCTATCTGATATTCCTTTGTCATCTATAAAAAAATCTGCGTTTGGTTTTCCAAGTTGAAGTTCATGAAATTTACAATTCCATTCTTCCAATTGAATCAATGTAAAATTATACCACATTTTATTTGCTTTTAATAGATCACCATTACAGGTTCCCATACCTCTAGCAGTAAAATAGATTATATAATTTCCTTCATTATATAATCTATTTACCACTTCTATCCTTCCTTCAATTGGAACTGCTTCTTCATACTTTCCCCATGTATTATCACAAATAGTTCCATCAATATCAAAACAATATCTTTTCATGAATATTTTTCTATCAACATTTCAGTAAGTTTAAAAGATCCCATAGGAGAAGCATTTCTCTCATACCAACTTCTACATGCATTATGCATGTATTCCCACTCATTCTTAGAAACATTAGAAATTTTTTCTAATGCTTCTTCTGGAGTTTTTACTCCTATGTAATGAATTCCTTCAATCCATGGTTCATGGTAATTGTTTACATCACATCCACTAACTACAATCGGAACAGTTCCATGAGCCATACATTCAATGTCTCTGTTACACTTCGGACCATATCCAGGAAGAAGAAGTCCAAATTTGGAAGATGCCAATCTATCTTGATATTCTTCCTGAGTATAAGGATAAGAATTAGGACCTCCTCCTTGAAGAGGCATTACAAATTCATCTATGCAGGTAGACCAATCATAGTTCAATCTACCTTTTGCTTGAATTTGATTTTCAACTTTCCCCATAAAAATAGAAAGAATAGATCTTTCATCATAAGAATTAATTCCCCTCTCAACACGTTCACATACTTTTCTAGGATGTCTAGAAAAAAATGTCCATGGATGAATCTGTGGATGATCTGGAACCGTATTGGCAAATAGACCAACTCTAAAAGGAGGTACTGGTCTATCATCAACTCTCGCTCTATCCCAAATCAAAAATTCTTTATTTTCATCTGCCCAGATATAATCACCTTCAATGTAAGAAAATTCTACAAGATCAAGTTCTTTCCACATTGCCATCATCTCCCTACAATTATTTTCATAAGTAGGGTTTTCCGCATACCCAGGATATTCTGGTTTATAAATTTTTAATTTTGTCATTTTCATAATATCAATAACTTAAATCACTTATATGCATTTACACATAATTGCCCAGGTCTTTTATGTTTTTCCATATCAGTTAAGTCAGTTCTTTCAATTTTAGTAAATCCAACATGAGAAAGTAACCTATACAACATTTCATAATCATAAGCCATAATGTGAGAAAGATTTCCAATTTGCATTTTTTTACTTGAAGTAAATACTGGATTTTCTTGACACCTTTCCAAATTATGCGAAGTAACTATATTGGCAACAAACCAACCACCAATTCCCATTATCTGATAATGTGGAGGAGCACTACCCCATGCATTCTTACCCCCAAACTCATCACTTTGCCTATTCACATAAGCAACAGCACTTGCGTAAAGATCTGGACACACTGTCCTCAACTTTCCACCTGGTTTCAATTTATCATACATCTTTCTCAAAGTAGGGGCAATGACTAGAGCAGGTATATGTTCTATTGTGTGAGACCAATAAAACTCATCAACAGAATTGTTTTCAAATGGTAGTTCTTGCTCAATAATATCAAATTGATTATCTCGTATTCCCAAAGTTGTCCATCCATCCATGGGATCACCAGTGCCTACAACACCAAATCGATCACCGCCGATTTCAACTTTTAATGCATCAGTCATAAAATCATTTCTTTCTTAGTTTATTTAGAATAGGAAGTTCACTGTCATATACTCTCTTTACACCATCTCCCAACATTTTTTCCATGTTAAAAATTCCATTAACAAGTTTTTTGCTGTCTTGAATAGAAGCTGCTTGATCAGATCCATACGCAGTTCTATCTTCCGTAATGTGGAATTCAATGCATTCTGCACCCAAAGCAACTGCACCAAAACTTGCCTCAAATCCACTATAATGATTAGAAAATCCAATTTTAAAATTAGAATACTTATCCTTAAGTGTTTGAATGTATCTAAGATTCAATTCATCAATTGCAGATGGATAAGTGCTAGTGCAAGCAAGAATGTATTCTAAATTTTTAGAAAGTATTCTCACAGAATTATCAACCTGATCTTCGGTAGACATTCCTGTGGAAAGAATGATTGGTTTTCCAGTATCTACCAAATCTTTCAAGAACTTTTCATCAGTAACAAGAGCAGAAGCAACCTTATGATAATCTACCTCAAGATTATCCTCAATCAATTGAATGCTTTTTCTATCCCAACAAGAAACAATAAAATCCATTCCCAAATTTTTAGTGTAGGAATAAAGTTCTTTATATTGCTCAATAGAAAATTCTAATCCTTCTTTTTGCTCCCTATTCGTTGTTCCCCAAGGAGATTCTCTGTATCTATCAAGTTCTTCTTGAGAGTACACAGACTCAATGTCTCTTTTCTGAAATTTTACTGCATGGCACTTTGATTCAAATGCTTGGTCAATAAGACGTTTTGCATAAAACATGGAACCATTATGATTGATTCCTATTTCTGCAATTACATAAGTGTTGGTCATAATTTATTTTACACAAAAAATTGTCATTTTACTTCCATAAAATGGTGGACTATTATCTATCTCATTTTTATCCTTTAAAACTTTGAGTAAATTATCTTGGTTAAAATACTCCGTTTCAAAATATGGAAACTCAGAATGTCTAATAGACAATCCAATATCTCTCACCATTCTTTTCAAACTATCCAAACTAAAAAGTGAAATGTGTGTCTGATCATGCAAAAATCTAAACTTATTCCCATATCTTCTAGCGATAGGAGAATCAAAATCTGGAGTTCCTATGATTAAAAGAGATCCTTTTCTCATCTTATCATAAACAGTTTTGATTGTAAAGAAGGGATCTTCCAAATGCTCTATTACATGATATAAAAGAATTACATTATAAAAATCAATATGATTATTGCTAATATAATTCTCAATGTTTGATTCTTCTCTTTTTATCTTATGGTTATTCATTCCATAAGAATCATAGTACCTACTAAGAACAACATCCACTCCAAGATAATTATCAACTCCATCTAAACAAGATGCTGGTGAGTATCCACATCCCAAGTCTAAAAGATTAAACTTATCAACATTTAATATTTCAGTAATATTTTTAGAAAGATAATTTAGATTAGCAATCCTTCTATTTCTTTCAATCTCACTCTCCATGTATCTTAGGACACCATCAGGATCTACCCTATTAGATTCAGAGTACAGTTCTTCAGACGTAACTTGAGTATTTCTTTTTACAAAGTAATCATTTGTTAAATACAAATTTCTTATTTCCGAATTTAAATCAAACATTTTAAAATATTACAAAAGATAATTTTTCATAATTATAGAACAAAGTTTTAAGTCTTCAAAAGTATCAACTTCAAAAGACTTCCATTCCTCCATTTCAACTACTCCAATTTTACCATACATTCTATTATTATACTTCCGTAAATTATCTGGTTTGAACATGTAGAATGATCCATTTTCAATGTATTGAGTCGAACTATCTTGCCTACGTTTCCTATTCTTCCAGTCATAACCAATACTACTCAAACCTTCAGATGTATCTTCCCATAAAGAACAATGAAATGTTTTGTGGGCAGAGAATAATGAATCATGATCTCCTTTTCTTGCGATAGAAATTGCATTCACTATGTCTGAAGATTCTCTTATTGGAGATGTTACCTGAGGAGCAAAAATCCAATCAGACTTTATGCCATTAGATTCCAAGTAATCAATCGAATAAATCCAAGAACTCTCAGATGTTGTTGTGTCATTTGAAACTTCTGCTGTTCTTAGAATACTACCAACACCATATCCGCTTCCAATTTTTAAAATTTGTTCGGAATCTGAACTAACAAAAATTTGCTCCTTGTCAATTCCAGCATCAATACATTGCTCAATTGTCCAAGAAATTAAAGGTTTGCCACAAAAATCAATTCTATTCTTATTTGGAATTCCTTTAGAACCACCTCTAGCCAAAATTATTGCAGATACATTCATAATTAAATTCTCAACAATTCAATAATTTCTTTATCTAAAATGATTGTGTCTTGATTTGAAACAAAAAGATTGCGAATAAAACTTATTTGTTTCAAAGCAGCGTGTCTACCGTGTCCACCATCAATTCCAAATTTTCTTCCCCCATAATCAATTTTATCCATATGTCCTTCACAATATAAATCTTGGTATGTATTTCCTTCTAAGTAAAAAGTAAATCCAGAAATTTTTAAAGATCTTATCGAATAATTCATCAATAAACAAATACTAGCAATTCCTGTATTAAATTCCACTCCAATTGCCGAGTAAAGTTTTCTATAATTTTCTTTTCCTATCCAATAAAATGGCAAATCATATTGATTTATACTATCAAAATTTTTTGGTATTGGACTAATGTAATTGTCAGAAAAAATGTTATCTCCGTGCGTACCCCTAATAGCAGTTCCAACCACCATCTTTAAATTTTTGAAGTGTTCTACATGATCATCTAAAGAAATTCTTCTTTTAATTCCTGGCATCCAGGGAGTTCCAAAATTGCAAGTGTAGATGTCAGTTTTACTTCCATAATCTTTACGAAGAGATCTTATAGGTATCAAAGAATTTGGTCTAACAATAACGTCTGCAGAATCAAACTCATCTCCTCTTTCTTTACCTTGAAGATAAGGAGCTGGACCAATTAAAACAACATCTTTACCATCCAATAAATTCTCCAATCTTTCGTCAGTGTCCAATTCAATTTTCACATGTATCTCCTTTCTTGTGGATTTGGCATACCCTCAGACATAACATCTCCATTAGGTCTAACTCTATGAAATTCTATAAAAAAAGTTTTAATTTTTTTTGTTCCGAGATGCTTATCAAGATGCAATCTAGTATTAGTCTCTGCATGTACAAAACCAGAAATAGATTGATACTCCCTCACATGATTACTCATTTGAGAATAAATTGTCATGTATTCTTGATTAGAAACAGCAAATCGATCATGATAACCATTTAACCAATGATGCCAATTAGGCAACCACAATTTATTCATATCTAAAGATTCTATAGATTTATTTACAGGTTCACTATAAATTACATCTTCTCTAGACATAATAACTCTATCATACTTTTTACCAAAACTGTTCATGAATTCACAAACTAATGTCTTAGATTTAAACATTCTTAGTGTAGACTGAACAGTACAGAGTCTATCAGGTCCAGTTATAGATGGATGAAGAACAATTCCTTCTTCATCTATGTCGTCTTCTTCTTGAACTTTTACCTGACATCCATCAATTTCTTTAAATAGTGTTTCAGCAAGAGAAGATGTTTTACTCTTACCAAGTAAAACATAAACATCTCTATCTTCCCAACAATCAATTAAATTTGTTTTTAAATTTTCAAAAGTATGTTCAATAGATCTACCAATTCCTGGTATACAAATAGCAGTTTTCATAATCATTCTTCAAAGTAATTGTTCTTCATTTCCGAAAATACTTTCTCTATCCCATCTTCAAGAGAAACTTTTGGTTCCCACCATTTTTTTATAAATGGATCTGGTTTATTTTTTGCATCTTTTTGAACAGAGTCTTTGCAATTTACTGGATTTATTTGCACATTATCTATGTTATTTTTTTTAAATTCAGTTTCAATTATTTTTGCCAGATCTTTAATTGATGTGGACTGAAACGATGTAATATGTAAAGGATCATCGGATTTAATATTCTCATATTGATTCATTATTATTTCAAAGGCGTCACAGCAATCACTAACGTATAAAAATTCCCTTTCTTCTTCACCATCCGTTAGCATGTTAAAGTTTTTTTCTTCAAATCCTTTACGAATAAAATCATTTATAACATGCATTTTTTCGGGATCTTTTTCTATGCCATAAACATTCCATATCTTAGTTACTCTCCCACCAAGTGCTTGAGTATAAAGTTCTCCCATTCTCTTAGAAACACCATAGGATGAATAAGACATATTACTCATCTGAGACGATGCAAAAATAAATCTCTTATTATACTTTTTCAAAATATTAAATACATTTACCATCATTGATGTATTGTTATTAATAAACTCAAAAGTATCTTGGTATTTCTTTAAGTACTGTGATCCACCAAGATCATACGCAAGGAAAAAAACAAAGTCCGATTTTTTTATTTGCTCATCTACATACAAATTATCACTCTTCCTAAGGTCATTTTCTGATCCATCAAGCAAATCAATCCCACAAACTTCATGGCCCTTTTCTATTAAGTGCTTTGTAAGAGGTTCTCCAATTTGACCTCTTGATCCCAAAACTACGATTTTCATTTATAAACCTCAGTTATTTTTTCTTCTGGGTATTCTGTCATTTTTTTTGGATCATACTTCCACTCACCCATCTTATAGTAATCATCAAACTCAAATAAATGCAAATTTACTGATGGATTAAAGATTTTAAATTCATCCCCACCATTAAAAAAACTTGGGTAGTAAATATCTGAACAGTTTTTGTTTATATATGAAGATGTTAAACTAAAAGTAGATACTCCACCCACTACAATTTTTTCTGAGTGTGATAAGATATAAACATCTTCTGGTAATGACTTAATTCTATAGTCTATAGAAATACCTTGATCAATGCAATAATTTACAATCTTATCATAACATGGATTCATATTAGAATTTTGATAACCAAATCCAGTACAAAGGATTACTTTCTTTGGTTGTTCTTTTTCTATAATCTTTTTAAAGTAAGACCAAGGTGATTGAACGTAAGCTGGATGTGGATTAGTTGTTGTTGCGTCACCAGATCTAAAGTGTATAGAAAGAGTATCCTTTAAATCTAAATCATTAAATTGATTGAAGTTAAATGATTTATCAAGCAGATCATAAATTTCATTCTTATATGTAGAGATAATATTCTTATTTAAAAATTGTTTATAATTTTCAAGATCAACATAGTCCAAAATTGAATTGTAGTAATTATGAGTTCCCCATGTTAAAGAGGAAATACTTTCAACTTCAAAATTAAATTCATTCTCAATTTCTATTTCAGAATCTATTTTAAAAAAATTATTTTTTGGAGATCTTATTACAGTTCTCTCTTTGCAACATTTTGCATAAAAAATAGCGCCTGCTAATTGCATCAGATTATTTCCAAATAATCCATACCAATGATCAATGTTAATGTAATTTTTCATTTTACTTCAACATTTCACTAATAGTTTCTTTAAGAGAATTTATATCCGTAAAGTAATCAAAAACAAATTCAGAATTAATGTCTAGCATGTAAGGAAAAGAATCAGTAACTTTTTCACCAAAAGATAAAAACTTTTTGTCTGAACTGTTTATGTTTTCTTTAGTTACTGCAAAACAAAAAGGTCCAGAATTTCTACCAACAATCAAATTGCAAAACTTAGAGATGTAAGATATTTCGTTCAAGTCACAAGTATTAGAATTAATTATATCATCAGTAAATTTTATATTTGGAATAGAAGTTTTAAATTTTTTAGTCAAAATAAAAACTTTGTCTTGATGCAATTGTGCCAAAGGTTCTATAATTTCAGACATGTCAGAATTATATCTAGTTTGTCCAGAAAGAGAGGGTCCATTACAAATCAAAACCTTATCATTGGTATTATCAGAAATAAATTTATCAATAGAATCACAATCAAATTTAGAATAGTCTATAGATGGAAAATATTCATTCACATTCCTTATTTTCAAATTCGAATTAAAAATAGTATTTATTTTATTATAAATGATTGAAAACATTCTATGAAATCCTCTAAGAGAACATTCCATATTATACTCATTATCAGGTGAAAAGTATCCACCAATCCACGTATTCACATACAAACAATTTTCAGTATCAATAAATTTAGTATAATGTTTTCCTGCCAGTAAAGGAACACTAGAAATATTTAAATACTCAACATCAAGATCATGCGTTAGTAAAGAACTATTCCCATGTGCAACATAATATTTTGTTTTTAATTGAGAAGAAATGTCGATCAAAAATTCTTTTATGTGATAAATATCACCATTATGAAAATGGCAGAAAAAACATATTGATTTCATTTATCAAACACCCTTATATAATTTTACAGAATCTTCTCTAAGTCCTTTACTTTGTGCAATAGCATCATCAACTAAAAGATTAATTGCTTGAACAAGTTTTGGTCTCTTAGACTTAAAACAAATATCAATTTTTCTTTTTAGATTTGCAATTTCTTCATCAGTTTCAGCTTCTTGAATTGCATCTTCTAGCATCCAAGTTCTGATATGAAGAATTGACAACTTCTCTACAATTTCCCCAAGATTGTCAGTAGCAATATATTCTACTTCGGGGACTTTATTTTCAGACAAAACTTTATTTACCGTTTGAAAAATAATTTCTTCAATGGTTTCTCCAAGATTTTTCATTTCAATTCCTCAATGACTTTTTTAATTAGATTAATTTCTTTATTTGTAATAAATTGATTGTTACCTATATATACACAATTCTCGTGCAAAATATCTACATTCAAATTTTTACCTGCACATTCAACTTGATATCCTTTCATGTATGGTTGTTTGAGTAAATTTCCTCCGACGACAGGACGATATTCTATACCATAATTATCAAATAGTTTTAGCAGTTTAAACTTAGTGTCTTTATTTTTGCACAAAAATGGAAAACAAAAAGAACTATTTCCTTCTTTAAATTGTATTTTATAAAAACATTCGTTAGAGTTATGAAGTTCTACAAATTTCTTGTAGTATTTTTTACGAACATCAATAAAAGAATCTAATCTTTTGAGTTGTCTAATTCCCAAGACTGCATTCAGTTCAGTATTTCTAAAGTTATACCCATCACTAACAAATAAAAATGTTTTTTCAATTTCAGGATTTTTGGAGGCATACTCATCAAACTTATTTGAAGCTCTAGCAAGCCCATGTGTTCGCTTCATTTTCATAAGATCATAAAGATCACTATCATTAGTAGAAACCATCCCTCCTTCAATAGTGGACATATGATGCCCAAAATAAAAACTGAATGTAGACCCTAAACTATCAGAACCTACTTTACTTCCATCAAAGTTTGTGCATCCATGAGATTCACAAACATCATCTATAAAAATAGCATTTGGAAAATACTTCTTATAAGAATCAACATTTGCTGGTATGCCCAAAAGATGCGTCACAAAAACCATCTTAATATCTGGATGCTTTTCTGAGATTCTTTTTAGATTATCCAAATCAAAACTATAATCTTCAAAAGTAATATCACAAAAAATAGGAGTTAATCCAAGTTGAAAAATAGGATTAATGTTAGTAACCCAAGTACAGGATGGTAAAAGAACTTTATCTCCTTTCTTTAGATTGTACTTATCAATAACTGCAGATACTAATAAAAAATTTGCAGTACTTCCGGAAGTCACAAATAAAGAATGCTTACATCCTAACCATTTTGACCATTCACTTTCAAACTCTTCAACCTTTTTTCCCTGAGTAAATTTATCTGAGGTAAGGATAAATTTAGCAAGATTTACCCTATCTAGAAAAGATAGTGTATTCTTCATCAATGGCCAATTATAATTTTTCATATGTACTCCTATTCTTAAGAAACCAATCAATAGTAATTTTTAATCCCTCTTCCAAAGATGTTTTTGGTTTCCAACCAAGTGCATCCATTTTAGAAGTATCTAATGCCCTACGAGGTGTGCCATTTGGTTTTGACGTGTCCCAAGTAATTTTTCCAGTATATCCAATAATATCAGCAACTATTTCAGAAAGTTCTTTAATACTTACTTCCCTGTGAGGACCAATGTTAATAATCTCTGGATTGTCATATGTATTCATTAAGAAAATAAGTGCTTCTGCTAGATCATCAGAAAAAATAAATTCTCTAGTTGGAGAACCATCTCCATAGCAAACTACTTCCTGAAGTCCATTTTCTTTTGCATTTAAAAATTTATTAATAAAACTGGGAAGAACATGACATTGCTCAACATTAAAGTTATCATTAATACCATACAAATTATTAGGCATTACTGAAATAGTAGACATTCCATATTGCTCTGTGTATTTTTTACACATAACATGTCCAGCAAGTTTTGCTAAAGAATATCCTATGTTAGTTTCTTCAAGTTGTCCCGTCATAAGATATTCTTCTTTGATAGGAACTGGTGCAAGTTTAGGATAAATGCAGGCAGATCCTAAAAATAAAAGTTTTTTGCATCCATACTTATAAGAAAAATCAATTATATTAGTTTGAATGTTTAAATTATCTCTAATAAAATCTGCTGGATAGTTTTTATTGTGCCCAATACCACCTACTTTTGCTGCTGCTAGAAAAACATATTCTGGTTGGTTTAGATTAAAAAACCTTTCAACATCATATTGTTTTCTCAAATCAAAATGAGATCTCGGAGATGAAACAATATTATGATATCCTTGAGATTTTAAATTTCTAACAATAGCAGATCCTACTAATCCAGTATTTCCAGCAACGTAAATTTTACTATCAAAGTTCATTTTCACACATCTCCTTTACCAAATCATCAAATGAAATTTCTGGTTTCCAACCTAGTTCATTCCTTGCTTTTGTAGAATCTCCCAATAGAGTTTCTACTTCCGCAGGACGATAGTATTTAGGATTGACTGCAATGATTGTTTTTTTGGTATTCTTATCCATACCAATTTCATCTTCACCTTGACCATACCATTCAATGTCAAATCCAAAGTATGGTGCTGCTTTCTCAACAAACTCACGAACTGAATACTGTTCACCAGTAGCAATCACATAATCTTCTGGGGAATCTTGCTGGAGCATCATCCACATTCCTCTTACAAAATCTTTTGCATGTCCCCAATCTCTTTTTGCATTTAAATTGCCAAGATAAAGAACATTTTGTTTTCCTTCAGAAATTGCTTTAAGACCTATCGTAATCTTACGAGTTACAAATGTTTCACCACGACGAGAAGATTCATGGTTGAAGAGAATACCTGTGCAAGCATACATTCCATATGCTTCACGATAATTCTTAGTAATCCAATATCCATAAATTTTAGCACATCCATAAGGAGAACGTGGATAGAAAGGTGTAGTTTCTTTCTGAGGAATTTCTTGAACAAGACCAAACAGTTCAGAAGTTGATGCTTGGTAGATACGAACCTTTTCTTCCATGCCCAACAAACGGACTGCCTCAAGCACCCTCAGGGTGCCTAGAGCATCAACCTGTCCAGTATATTCGGGAATTTCGAAAGAAACTTTCACATGACTCTGAGCACCAAGATTATAAATCTCATCTGGTTGAACTTGCTGAATAACTCTCACAAGACTTGTAGAGTCAGTCAGATCTCCATAGTGAAGATTAATTTGTTCATAAATGTGATCAATGCGATGAGTATTAATCAATGAGGCACGGCGAACAATACCATGAACTTCATAACCTTTTTCAAGGAGAAGTTCTGCAAGGTATGAACCATCTTGTCCCGTAATACCAGTAATTAGAGCAACTTTCATAAACTATTCTATAACTTTACCATTATACAAAAAAAGCAGAGTTTATGCAACTCTGCTTCAAAAGGTCTTTACATGCACGCCAAGTTATTTTTGAAGAGTAATAACTAAATCTCTGCGGGAGTTACCTCCATCCGCACCAACTGCCCTTGAGAGAGGCAGTAAACTCATAATAGGGTCATATTGACTCCACCACTTACTTTTTAAAGAAGTAAGAAACTTCGGGATTGAAGGGGATCCTTCACCGACCAGTGCTTTTTAAGTCTCTCCGTGACTATTAATCAAGAAACCTCTACAGGTTGTTCAAGATCTGCATAAAGGTAGTCCATCATGATTTCATAATCGTCACCAGGATCACCAGAGAACACAACACCACTATTTTCATAATAGCGTCGAACCTTTTTGAAAAGTTTCGGATTCTTTACATCAAGGAAGAAGTCCCCATTTGCAGCACCACGAAGAGTATCGAGGTCTTTTTTGAACTTAGAAGTGAGAGTCATTTGTTTGATTGTTTACCTTGTTATTATAAGGTGTATGACTTATAAAGTCAAGAGGACAGAAATAGTTCTGTCCAATGCTCCTTGAGGGGATCGAACCCACCTTAACCGAATTATGAGTTCGGTGCATTCACCAGATTGCTAAAGGAGCAATAACAACTTAAGATGCTTCGTTGTTGAGTTCTGTATAAATCTTTATCAAATCATCATTAGCAGGCACCATCACTGCTGCTTTTCCATCCTCATTTACAATCCCTATCGTTTCACCGTTCTCCACTCTCTCAAACAGTTCGTCAAACTTTTCTTCCCACTCAGCCACTGTGTAAATTTCCATTCGTGTAGTTGATGTATTTATTTGTAGGAGAAAACTCCCAATCGGAATGACACGATTCGAACGTGCGACCCCTGCTTCCCAAAAGCAGTGCTCTACCAAACTGAGCTACATTCCGTTGCATTAATTATACTACTTCTCATGCCCCTTGTCAAATGGTTCCCAGTGCTGCCATCCATAATGATGCACTGCCCACATACCAAGGATAGGAACAAACACAAGAAGAAACCCCATCACTCCAAGGCACCAAGGAGTCTGCATAGTTGCTCTAACGAACAGTTGTACGTGATTCATCAGTCTTCTTTATCACCAGTCTTTTTCATGTTGCTCATCTTCCCATTCTGGTTCATAGAGCGGACAAGGTTCTTCAAATAAGTGCCCCATCCTTAATTGATAGATTCTCTCTCTAAGAGATTTGTAAAACTCTCTCTTTTCGTCCTCAGTCATTCCTTGTTTTCAAGCATTCTTTCTAGTGGATCTTTTTCTCCACGAACTATAGCACATGCCCTTCGATAGAATAAGTTGTCTGTGTTACCAGATTCTTCAAATGTTTTCTTCACCTTTACCCAATTATTATAGGTGTGTTCGTCCATTTGATTAAAGTTTTTTACTAGTTATGTTTTTATTCTAGTAAGAACAACCAAAAAGGCAACAAATGTGTTCATCCTGTAACACTGTTTAAGAAATTATTAAATTTTTTTAACGGAGAGTGAGAGAATCGAACTCTCAAGGGCTTTAACACCTCGACGCTTTTCAAGAGCGGTTCCGTCACCTATCGGATTGACTCTCCAAGTATTCTTTTTCTTTTTGATAGATTTGTTCTTGACCCGACCAAAGTTTATAACCTCGAACAACTTCAGGAACTAACCATTGATCTACTCTATAACAATACTTCCAATTTACTGGTTGAATGCAATTTGCCACAACCACTTGGAAGAAAGCTATTAAGTGAATCCAAAGAGATAACATTATCGAACTTCAAAGTCCAACTTACGAACCTTGCGTTGTCTTCTTGCCTCTTGCCAGGCAATGTCTTCAGGTTTCAAAACATTATTTGATTGTTTTGACTTGTAAGAGTTTAACATAACTATCTGCGATAAGTCAACTGCAGAAATGTTCTCTCCGTCTCTTATGGTTGTTACATTCGGGCAACCACAAGATACAGTTTTACCAACTCTTCCTACCAACTCTTTACTACAAGATCTACATCTTATTCTAATGGGGTCCATGATGTATTCATTTTTTACTTATTTATGATGGGTGATGAGGGATTCGAACCCCCGACATCCTCCGTGTAAAGGAGACGCTACTACCGCTGAGCTAATCACCCGACTCCCCCGCCTGGATTCGAACCAGGGACAAACAGATTAACAGTCTGCGATTCTACCGCTGAACTACAGGGGATTATCCAAAGGGATTTCTCCCTTGTTCCTTGCAGAGTTTGAAGTACAGTTTATAATACCTGCCCTTCATCTCCTTAAGGATTTTATTGTCCTCATCGAACCCCAACTGTCTGGTATGCGTGTAGCAACCTTCGAGTTCACCTATAAGTAATAAGATTTTTACGGGGTCCATACAATTAAGAGGACAAGCGAAATACGGGATTTGAACCCGTGACACCAACTTGGAAGGATGGGATGTTACCACTACACCAATTTCGCATAAGGGTCATAGTGACCCATGGAGAATAGGAGACTCGAACTCCTAACTTCCACCTTGCAAAGGTGGCACTCTACCAATTGAGTTAATCCCCCAAGTGGATCGGATATGATGATCCCGATCCGTATGATAGACAATGCCTATCAAGAGCCACATGTCGGACTTGAACCGACGACCTACCGCTTACAAGGCGGTTGCTCTACCACTGAGCTAAAATGGCGAGGCGACTCAAGTAGGATTCGAACCTACGACCGACTGCTTAGAAGGCAGTTGCTCTATCCAGCTGAGCTATTGAGTCATGAGTGGTAGTTCCTATCGCCTCTAACCCTGAACTACCAAGGGGGTCACAGCAGTGGTCTCTCAACCACCTCCACATTATAAGGCATGTAGGGCACCTTGTCAACCATTACATCGTATCGATTTCCTGATCTTGTGTCCATTCCTCAGGTTCAATGGAGAGATAAGTCAACTCTTCCTGATCGGGAGGAATGTTAATCCACTCATCAAACTCTTCAGCAATCGCCACAGCATCAAACTGTGCCTCAATGTCTCCATCCGCAAGTTCATGAATACGACCAATCGACCAATCACGAATCATAGGTACAGTTTCAGTCGTCGTCTCTTCCATAATAATCTTTTCTGAAGTATCTGCTGAGGATGTTACTATTGTAGTACGCTGGTTCTCCTGTGTCAAGGGATTCGGTGAGGACTCCGTTGATAAAGAGTTGTCTTGTCTCTTCGAAGTTAGTTCTTCCCTTTGTTTTGTGGAGGGAAAGAATTTCTCTCTTGAAAAATATTCTGTTGCCAGTTTTTTCAATATCTTCTTTAAGTTCTGGACAAGACCCATAATACTTTTTCCAGTCCGATTCCTGTTTTACTTTTCTTTTCTTACCCTTTGGAGTTCTGAATGACCAAAAGTATTTCCTACCAATGTATCTTCGACCGTTTTCCAGATTTGTAATGAGATAGACAAAACCGAAGTTATCGCCAATATCCTTAGATAGAAAAGGTGATCCCTTAAAATACCACGGATTTTCATAATCAATATCTATACTCATCAAGAACATCAAGAACCTTGTTCAGGTATTTATGGGCCAAGTCTTTCTCTCCTTGCCACACATTTAATGGCTCTTGATCGACCTGATACTTTAATTTTAATACACGAACTTTCAGTTCTTCTTTTTTTACTTGATTACTAGGCATAAAAAGGAGGTTACTCAACCTCCTTATCTATACTCTTTTCAGTAGAAATTCCTATCCATGACTCCAAATAGTCAAGGTTTCCAAACATGTAATCATCATACTCTGCTGCCTTTCTGTAAGCATCCAAACATTCTTCTGTTATGTTATCAAAGTTGGAATCCTGAGAATGTGTTTCCTTTGACATCTTGCTTGATACCTCCGACTACATAAGACTCAACTGCTGTCTCCTGAGGAGCAACCTGAAGTCCCTTAGAAGAAATCCAGTGCTGTGTCCAAGGAAGTGGATTATTCTTCGCTGCAATGTCATAAACAGGTTTGAGACCGATTGCTTTCATTCTACGA